TCAAGGACGCTGGCATCGGTGCTGTTATCCCCGGTTGTGTCAATATGCCCGGCTCCAAGGACGAGACAGTCGATGTTATCTACAACAAGCTGCCCGACCAACCAGACGGTCACGGCCCCGGCGGTACTGGTGACGACTTGATTGAGCGTGGCACACCACTCACTAGCGAGGAGGCTGACCGCATCGACGCTGAGACTCGCGTAGAGATCGCCCAAGCTGCCCAAGCAGCTAAGGCTCAGGGCAAGATGCCCGGTGCGCTGGCCAAGATTGTCGCTGACCTCATCGACGTTCAGACTCCGTGGCACGACATTCTCGAGCGTTACATGACTACCTTCACTCGCGGTGACTACACATGGTCGCGTCCTAACCGACGCTTCGTTGACTGCTATCTTCCATCCACCGGCAAGTCCCCTGAGATGGGTGAGGTTGTCATCCAAGTCGACGTGTCCGGTTCTATCTCCAAGTCCGAGCTCGACCACTACAACGGCCACTTACAGCGCATCGTGTCGCTGTGCAATCCAACCCGTGTCCATGTCTTGTATGTCGACACTAGCGTAGCCAAGCACGAGGTGTTCGAGCAGGGCGAGGAGGTGGCGCTGACCTTCTACTGTGGCGGCGGCACTGACATGGAGGAGGGCTTCAACTACATCGCCAAGGAAGGTATCAACCCAGAGGTGTTCGTCTGCCTGACCGACGGTTACACCGACTTCAACGAGGCCAATGCGCCTGACTATCCTGTCGTATGGTGTATCTCTAGTGACATTCGCGCTCCCTACGGCGACAATATCCACTTTACCTTGGAGCAACCATGACCCCCACCGAGCAACTCGATACCCTCATTGACATGTACAACAAAATGTTCAAGCAGTGCTATGACGCACTAGCAGCGGACACACCACAGGAAAAGCGAGACTCTCTGCGAGAGGCTATCAGTGGATTCCTCACAACACCCGATACAGAAGAGTGAGCGCATCCGTGTAGAGCGGAGCAACACCGTTGGCGTGCAAGTAGTGCGCAACCAGCAAGGCTGGCATGTCAACGTGTCAATCAACAAGGTACCCCATACACACTATGGGCCCTTCCAAGAACCAATAACGCTCACAGAAGCAATGGTCTACGTCTCAACACTAATCAAACTTGAAGAAGGAATCTGACATGGCTACGGTATACATCACACAAGAACTTATCAATCGCGTCAAGACAAGAATCAATGGGATGCGCAGAGCAGAGCGCAACAGCGATGTACCCAACATCGACAAGAACGCTTTGGTTGACGCAAGTCAACTGTTCAACATTGGATGCTGGGGTGAGAAGTACGTCCACCTCGTCAGCCAGATTCCCAAGGATTGGCTCGCCAAAATGGACGACGCCACCATCTCTGTTAAGGGTGTGTTGGACGATGGCCGTCACATGTCTACCGGTGTTCGATTCAACGGCATGAAGTCTGCCTACGCTCGACCCAAGGACAGTTACTACGCCAAGACAGACTCTGAGTTGACTCTCGACTTTGTACGCGCACTACCAGAAGAGACGGTAGGTCGTGCAGAGTTACTGCAACGCTGGGAAGAGTCCATCATCGCACTGGATATTGACGCACGGTGGGAGAAGGTAGAGACTAACATTGTCGAGTTCCTCAAGAAGTGCAAGTCACTCAACGAAGCAGTCAAGCTGTTCCCCAACGTGACCATGTACCTCCACTACGAAGACATGGAGCGCCTCAATCGCAAGATCGAGCGCCAGTCACAACGCAAGGCAATCGTTGAAGCTGTAGACACCGAGGGACTTACAGCTGCAGCTATTGCAGCCAAACTCGCGGAGGCATCATGACAGACAAGATTACATACCCCACCATCCCCGTCGGGCATCCCGACTACAAGTGGACAAGTGGCGCTGACGTGCAGGCCACATGGAGACGCTTCGGCTGGAAGCCTACGTTTGGAAATGTGTTCACACCCATACCACCGATGGAGGCACCGGTCGTGCAAGAGACGCGTAAGTATTGGAGAGTTAAATGACATGGCCGTTCCCATCACAGCCACTTCCTAACAAACCGGGTGAACCCAAGTTCAACCCAGACAACTATGAGGATGCACCACTATGACACCAATGGAGAGATTCGAGTCTCTAACCAAGCGTCAGCAAGACGAGATACTCGACAAGCATCGCCACTTCAACACAGAGCACCTCGAATGGTGGGAGTCAGTCTACGACGACTTCAAGCAGGACATGGATAAGGTCGGCATCGAGGTTCATCGTATGTACTTCAGCGGCTTTAGTTCTCAGGGTGATGGCGCATGCTTCGACGGTCGTGTGTATTCATGGGGAGACTTCTTACCATCCATCCTACGCGCAGACCCAGCACTCATAACGCTGGCTGAGCAGGCTTGGAGCTTCCGAGTCGAGCACCGTGGCCACTACTACCACGAGAACTGTACATCGTTCACCTCTGACATGGCGTGTCCAAGCGACTACTGCTACTCCGAGCTGGACGAGTTCGTCCATGCCTACAGCCCTTACAAGACAGAGATACAGGACGCAGTGTTCCTAACGAACTTGCAAGGATACGACTACGACAAACTGCATGAAGAATTCGAGGCAGAGTTCAAGAGCCACATGCGTGACCTATACAACAGACTCGAAGTAGAGTACGACGCGCTCACCTCAGACGAATCCGTGATGGAAGCGCTAAATGCCAACGATATGCTTGACGAAATCATTGACCAACTGGAGGAAGAATATGCCTGACTTGAAATCCGAACTGAAGAAACTGGAGACTCTCAAATTTGACGATGAGGGCGAATCAAACGTAATCACTATGCCAGCAGCTACAGCACTGCCTGATGACCAGCAAGGCGGTGTGTCTAATAGATTTTTCAACGTCATCCGAGACAACCCCGGATGCAACCGTAAAAGACTAGTTGCATTGGCCGAAACTGCTAGTGTATCTAGGGCTTCGTCCTCGTCACTGCTTGCACAGTTTGTCCAGCGTGGGCTAGTTCGGACAGTAGATTCTGTCAGCGGCCCAACATACTTCAGCATCGGCCAGAAATACAAGCCCGGCTACATCAAGCAGGTCAAGAAAGCTGCTAAAGTTGCAATCCCGAAAGCTACCACTGCACCAGTGGCTGCCACAAAGCAAGACACCAGTGTTCAAGAGTTGCTCAACACCATGTCTATCGTTAATGCCCGCGCCCTGTACGACGAGCTGAAGAAAATCTTTGGGGGCTGAGCATGCACCTCACACAAGTACCGATACCGGTCGAGCAAGGCTACGGCGGCGGCGACCAGCTTAACATCCGTAGACTGTACGATTTTTGCGTTGTTACGCATGGTAACTTCACTAAGTTGCAGTCAGAGTTAGACCGCATGCAGGAGCACAACGCCATTGTGAGTAGAACAAACAGACAACTCACCCAGCTCCTCAACTGGATCGCAGTCACCAACCCACAGATACTCGATGAATTCCAAACCACCGCGCATGCCTTCGACAAACTCTTACCGAGAGACGCAGGAGACAGCGATGTCGCGTGCGCACAAGCTTAGACCATGCGACAAGTGCGGCAACGACTCAGAACCATTGGGCGGCATAGAGATGCGTGGCAAGTGGATGTGCCATAAGTGCTGGACAAGATACGCTAACAGGAAATGACCAATGCGCAAGCGTAGTAAGTACAGACCAAAGCATGTCCTATCCAACCCAGTTGGGTATGTGCTTGAAAGCATCTCGCCTGTTGCAAGTCACACTGCGTTCATGCTTGACCTCAAGATTAAGAATCACGGGGCCATGAGTTTGCTGACCAAGGGAAACGCAACCCGTTTTGACATCGACACTCTGATTGCCATGGTAAACGTGACCGAGGCGTTTGCTCGCCTTGGGTTCGGAAGTGACTACAGCGACATTGTTCGTGACGGACTGCAAGCCCTACGGGACGTAGGCAAGCGTGGTGTTGTCTCTGGCAGCTTTATTCTGAAGGCTCATGAGATGAACGCACTCAACTCCGTGATGGAGCTACACGATGCCCAGATGGAAGTCGTGACACTGAAGGATATGGATGCAGCCATTGCCCTTGTTCGTGAGGAGTTCAGGCTGAGAAAGATGACACCTATCGTGGAGAATATATGAAAGCACTGATTGACTACATCAAGCGTTGGTTCACTCCTGTACCAAAAGCAGTCACTGACGAACACTGTCCTTATTGTCATGGCCTTGGCTATGACAGCAGCGGGTGGACTTGCACTTGTTTGAGGGAGAAGAAATGAACATCACCATCTACACAAAACTGAACTGCCCAAATTGCGTGGCGGCTAAGGCACTGCTCAAGGTCAAGGGTCTGGAGTATTCAGAGGTCGACTTTGAACGACTGACGGGTGAGGCTAAAGAATGGTTTGAAAAGACATACCCAGACGTTCGTCAGATGCCGCAGATTTTTATCCAAGGTCAACGTGTCGGCGGCTTGGCTGGACTGCAAGCGGCGCTCAAGGAACTAGGACTATGAGCATCCAACAAGCAGTGCAAGTATTTAATGTGTTGATGCAGGGCTCGTTCAGTCGAGCTGAGTTAGCGCGTCGTGCTGACGTTAACCCTAAGTTTGCTGGCCGGGTGCTGCAAATGATGAAGGAGCAGAAGATGATCTACGTCATCGACTATTCCAACGAGACAGACGGGCGCAACCGAGTCAAGATTTATGCGCTGGGCTCTGGCGTAGACGCGGAGCCCAAGCGTACGCAGTCACAAGAGGCACGCAGCCGCAAGAGTTACTTGCGCAAGGTGGCTGCACAAAAACAAGCGAACGTCAAGACCACGTTTGTTGGCGGTAAAGGACTATGGCAATGACCAACATAAAGATGAACAGCGACCAGTTCGCTGTAGTAGACATCAACAACAAGTGGCTGGATGCCAAGAAGTATTCACCGCCGCGAGGTGCAAAGATGCTGATGATCGACAAGAAGCTGGGCGTAGCAGTGCTCGGTAACTGGCGTGACACCGATGGCTGGACACACTGGTGCCCACTGCCTACATTTGATAGGGATGAAGAATGAAACGAGACATCAAAGCATGGGCAATCAAGGTGGGCGGCAGGAGCTTCATGCTAGACCCTGAAGGTTTTCCGCAGCTGTGGAGAATTAAGGCACCTGCATTTGAAGTATCCATGGCCGCCAAGTATTTTCGCAACATTAAAGCCAAACCAATTCGCGTCAGAGTACGCATAGAGGAGATAGGATGAACCCCGATTGGACAAACGAAGAGGAGGAAGCTATGCAGGATATGTTGAGCAAAGGCGCGAACGGCACGAGCGCCCTCGACGTGCAGGTCGCAGGCAACCACTACAAGGACTTAGCCATTCAACCTGTGGAGTACATACACGCCAACAACATTGGCTACATGGAGGGCAACGTCATCAAGTATGTATCACGCTGGAGAGCTAAGAACGGCATCAAAGACTTGGAGAAAGCCAAGCACTACATTGAACTATTGATCGAACTGGAGACACGCAAATGTTTGGAAACTTAATGCACGCCTTAGTAGGAC